CTAAAATCTTACCTAAAAAAAAATAAAAAAAACAGTCTTGACATATAAAAAAAGCGGACCGAAGCCCGCTCTTTTTTAAAAATATAATTTTTACTTTTTTCGCACCTCCTTCTCAATAATTTTTCCCATAACTCTCAGTGAGAGATTCTTGCTGTTTCTGCAATATCTTGTGTCAACACAAATACTATTGGAAGCTAATAAAGAATTTACTTCTTCAAGATTTTCTTCTAACAGATTCATAACATGATCTGCTTGAGCTTTAGTAAGTTTTATTTGCATTGTTCACCTCCCTCTATGTATTCCATGAACTCAGGATTGTCGATCCAAAGATCATCGATCCTGTCTTGATTAATCTCAGCTTTCTTGAGCTGGATCTTTCTGCCGTAACCATCAATAACTTCATTACCAGGTTCATCAATAGTTTTAATTATCTCAGAGTCTAGAAAGTTACTAACGAACTCCCTGCCAAAAGATCCTTCCAGTTTAAGAAACAAACCAGTGTTGTAAGTTTCTAATGCTTTCTCGTATACATTCATAGTGACTTCACCTCCTGTAATGCATCTTGTAAATCTAAAGAGAAAGGACTGTCCACTCTCTTTGCTATCCATCCCCTGGACACTTCCCAGGATGGTAGATCATCAAGAATGTTTTCAAAGAAGACTGCTGTAATATCCTCTCTCGCTAGATTCTTTTTGTTTTTATGAACGCTGTCTTTTCTCTTCCTGAATCCATACTTAACTTCATCTTCTTTAAGATCAACATCAATGTATCTGTTTTCATAGTCATCCATTTGGTTGATTAAATGAAAGTTATGGAAGTCAAAGTCTCTGTCACTGGTATCTAGATTTTCATAATAGATAACAGCAGCATCCATGTTGCCCCAGTGTTCAGATCTGTTGCTTTCATTAGATGTGAGAGATACTCCAAACCCGTTTCTGAATCTCCAGATCCATTGCCAGACATCGCACCCTTTCTGCCAGTCACCATCGGTCCCCAGACCTTTGATTAGAACTGGTTCATCGCTCAACAGAGCTCTTCTGTCTTTGATGTCCCTGGCTGGTGTCCAGAACTCAGCAGCTGGTAATAACATTTCTCTTTTACTAGATATGTTAGAGTAGTTAGTCTCATGATCCTGTGGATCCCCTGTAACAATTTTTAATTGTTGTTTCATATTTTCTCCTGCCTTTCGGCTGTTGTTTTTGTGTTAGGCACCTTGCCTTGCACTTGACCTCTCAATCGGGGGAAGAAAGAAAGGTTTCGGGTAATAAACCCATCATCAGAAGTGCTATGCTGCTTTGTCTTTCACCTCCTGTTCTTGTAGTTTGTTAAGGAAGTCAACCGCTTTCTGAGCTTTAGAGAAAGCACTGATCATAGCCTTCTCGCTGTCAGAGATGATTGATATCCAATTGTTAAGGTATTGGGCATGGTCCTCTCTTACTGTCTTCTCTACGCCCAGCTGTGCACTTAGGAAGGCAGATCCTATCTCTGCTACCAACTCTTCCTTGGCGTACTCAACGCTACCGAACCCACCTGAGAAATCTCTCTTGAGTCTTTTCTCAGATCCTGTCCAGTGAGTAAGCTCATGAAGCAATGTAGAGTAGTAAGCAACATCAGTATTGAAAGCAGATACTTCTGGGATCCCGATGTAATCCTGGGCTGGGCTGAAGTAAGCACTGCCAGCATTCTTGATCACAGCTCCAGTGTTCAGTATGTACTGCTGGATAAACTTAACCTTCTCTTCAGTAAGCTCTACAGAATGATCGGTATTGTTTTTAGTAGAAGTGTAACCCTCGACCTGGTCAGCATTGAATACCTTGAAAGCTCTCCATAAGAAATACTTAGGAAGAACTCCAGTTTTTCTGTACTGCTCCTTCTCACCATCATTCAACCAGTCAACATTTTTCTCTTTTCTCTGAGCGAAAATGATCTCGGTTCCAACTGATCCTTTTTTGATCTTGTAGCCCTTGCTGTTCCACTGCTTGAATGTTCCCCATTCATTAGAACTGAATCCCTGGATAGCCAGCCAGAAGTAATTGATACCTCTGTATTCTTTCTGACTAAGGTAATTTACAGGAGCTCCAGATCCGATCCAAGGTTTGGTCCAGTCTGAGCCTTCGGTTTTCATTAGCTCAAGAATCTTTTCTCTGATCTTCTTGAACGCCTTATCTTTTAGATTTTCTTTTTTCATATTTTCCTCATCTAGTTATGTGTTGGGATCATTCCCTGCACTAGACCTCCCGAAGGAGGTTTCGACCAATCAGGTCATCATCAGTAGTGCTGTGTTATGCCACCTCCCTATTTTTTAATATTTGTTTGAAACCGAAGCTGTCGACCAAGAAGAAGTCTCCGTTAGGATCTTCAACAATGTCGCCAACACTTAGCGAATGAAAGTCAGCGTACTCTTGAGTATTGCCTTCTTTGTCAACAAAAGTTTTTTTGTTGTAGTCAAACAAATGATTTTCATAAACAAAGTCTGTTCCAGCTTCCTCGTCATAAAAGCCATGATTAAGAACTCTAAATACATCCTCAAGATCCTCAAGCTTCCAAGGCTTGCCGTCTTGAACAAGACCGCCATCAACCTTTACTTGAACTACTTGTGTGTAGTATTTGAATTTACTGTCATCCCACTTCTCTGATCCTCTGTATGCATCAAGACTTGCAGCATACTCTGGATACTTCTCCGCAGTAGAGGTGTGACTTTGACCTTCGCTGTTAACAAAGTTATGAATCTCGTCTGAGATTTTGATTTGATATACCTTAAATGACTTCATATTTCCTCCTTTTTTGTTTGTGTATGTAATCATTGATTACAATAATTACACAGCAGTTTAGGAGGTGTCAAGCTTTTTCGTAAAAATAATTAAAAAAATTTTTTAAGAGCATTGAGTAGAATCTGTATATCTTGTATCTTTGTACAGGTAATCAATGAATAGAATTTAATGGAGTTAACAGAAATACAAGTGCGATTAGATAACCTCGAAAAGAAGATGGAAGAGGTTCATAAACTTACATCCATCCTGCCTCGCCTGGAAGAAAGACTAATCAATCAGAAGGATGATCTTGCGGATCATGAAAGAAGACTGAGAGCTCTTGAGCAACAAACATCCAAAGACAATGTTGTAGTGTCCTGGATAGAAAGATTTGCCTGGATTTTAATCGCTGGAACAATCTCCTTATTTTTTTATTTCTTCAAGTAAATCAAGTATAATTTTCCTATGGATGGAATATTAGAAAGATTTGCATATCACCCAGAAGCAACCCTCGGCAAACTCACAATTGCTGATCAGGTTTTTTATGTCGCAGAACGCCCTTGGCGGGGAAATAAAAAAAATGTCAGCTGTGTACCTGTAGGTGAATACATATGTACAAAGTACAAATCAAAAAAGTTTGGTGAAACTTACGAATTATCTGGAGTACCTGGTAGAACATATATATTGTTTCATGCTGGTAATTATCCAGAGAAAGATAGTCAAGGCTGCTTGCTAATCGGGGAAGAAATAATGAAGGGCAAACCCGCAGTATCTGCAAGTAAGAAAGCCATGGCAAGATTCATGAAGCTTATGAATGGAGCAGATAGCTTTGGTCTCAAAATCAAAGATCAGTTCCCCTACGACTGGTCAGAGTAATACCACAAAGATAGTATGTATCAGCTGTGATAAGCAGCAGGATATATCTTGCTATGAGGTAGAAAAGAACGGATCCAGAAGAAATGAATGTCGCTCCTGCCGTTTATCGGGGGGAAGAAAAAGAATCAGCAAAAGCCCATACGCTTATATAAGTAACCTATACTCTCAATTAGCATATAGAAGAGCAAAGACTCATGTATTCACTATAACAAGGGAAGACTTGTATGCTTTGTACGATAAGCAAGAAGGTGTTTGTAGATACTCTGGTCTACCTATGACCTTCATCAAAGATGGTACTGGATATCATCTTACTAACATCAGTATAGATAGGATTGATAACAGCCTTGGATACACAGAAGAGAATGTATGTTTGGTATGCCTGGCAGTTAACATGATGAAGTACACTCTAGACTTAAATGAGCTGGTAGATTGGTGTAAACTTATAGCATCAAACAATAAGGATTAATTATGGCAATAAAAGATAAAACTTATAGGCAAAGGAAAGAGGAATTTGTGCAGCATTTCTTGGTTACAAAGAATGCAACTGAGGCTGCGAAAAGGTGTGGGTATTCAGAGAAGTCTGCATACAATCAGGGGTATAGATTGATGAACGATGATGAAGTCCAGAAAATGCTTGCAATTGAGTTATCAGAGTCCAAGGAACGCAATTTAAAGGACCATGACAGCATCATAGAGCAACTAAAAGACGAAGCCCTTGGTGAGGTACCAGGTCACACCGCAGGCTCTAGAGTAAAGGCTCTGGAGATTCTAATGAAATACTATGGAATGATAGATACCAATCAGAAGTTAGAAGTTTCGATGAAAGACTCTTGGTTTGAGACTTTAGATTTTATAAAGGAAGAGGATCACCTTAATTAGGTGATGCTTTGATCTTGATTGGTAAGTAAATGCTCACTATCGCTACAGCCCGCATAAACATTGATGGGGGAGTGGGGTCCAAGGTACTATATACACATATACCCAGGTATACCCCTAGTGTATTTATGGGGGGGATGGTTTCTTGAAATCCGAAATTCAAAAAAGTGAAATTCAAAAAATTATAAAAACCTTTAAAACGGATCTCACTCAGTACGCCAAACACTGTCTAAAGATCGTTGATAAACAAGGTAAGTTGATATCACTAGAACTCAACGCTGCACAACAATTATTAGATTCGCAGATCCAGGAGCAGTATGCTCATCATAAGAGGGTAAGAATGCTCATCTTGAAGTCCAGACAGACAGGTATATCCACATACTGT